AGCCGATTGAAGCTGAAAAGGTAGAAACTGAAGGTGAACAACCTGAAGTTGAAGCCAAAGAAGCCGAAAAAGAACCCGACGAAAGCAGCCTACCCGAAGGCGTTAAGAAGCGCATTGATAAAGTTACACGTCAAAAGTATGAAGCCATTGCAGAATCTAACCGTTTAAAGGCTGAAATTGAGCAATTACGGGCGCAAATTGCACCAAAGCAAGAAGCCCCTGATATTAGCCAATTTGACAATTTAGATGATTATGTCGAAGCGGTCGCAGAGTACAAGTTAAATCAGAAAACGCAAACAGCACAAAGCCAACAAGCACAACAAACCCAAGCACAGGCAGTTGCTCAAGATTGGGTTGCTAAAGTGGATAAAGTGCGTAGTGTTGCCCCTGATTTTGACGCGGTATTTAACAATGTAGCCAGTATTGAGTTTGCACCGATGGCACTTGAAGCCGTTGCACAACATCCGAAAGGCGCTGAAATAGCGTATATGTTAGGCAAAGACATAGGCGAGGCTTATCGGATTGCCGCATTACCGCCAAGCCAACAACTAATGGCGATTGGTGAGATTGCAGCAAGAACAAATGTACCAAAACCCAAAACGGTATCGTCTGCACCCGCTCCGATTAAACCAGTTCAAGGCGGTGCTAGTAATAGTTCACCCCCTGCTGACATAGATGAGTGGATGAAGTGGCGTAACGACCAACTACGACAAAAGAAACGCTGAGAAGCGTTAAGAGAGAATCATCATGGCTAATAGCATTTTAACCCCTAGTATTATCACTAAAGAAGCGTTGCGTATTTTGCACGCTCAATCTAACTTTTTAACCAAAATCAACCGTCAATATGATAGCCGTTTTGCGGTCAACGGCGCGAAAATTGGTACTAACTTAGATGTTCGCTTACCAAACAAGTTTACAGTGCGTACAGGTTCTACTTATTCCGCTCAAAACATGGTGGAGCGTAAAGTATCGTTGCCTGTTGCCACGATTAAAGGCGTTGATTGCACGATTACTGATACCGAATTGACCATGAGCCTGAATGATTTTAGCGAGCAATTCCTCAAGCCTGCTATGAATCAATTGGCCTCTGACATCGAATACAGTGCAATGTTGTCGATGTATAAGTCAGTTCCCAATGCTGTTGGTACTGTATCAACGCAGATTGACTATAAAAAGTTCCAGCAAGCAGGCCAAAAGCTTACCGAAAACTTAGCTCCTAGCTCTGACCGTACATTCTTGTTAAACCCGTCAAGCCGTGTTGAATTTAGCGATGCTGTCAAAGGCTTATTCCAAAGCTCAAGCAACATCGACGACCAATACCGTGAAGGCATGGTAGGCCGCACTGGTGGTTTTGATGTGTTCGAGAACACAATGATTCCAGTGCATACCACAGGCACATACGGCGGAACTCCATTATCTAATGGCGCGACTCAAGGTTCTACTGGTGCTGATAACGCTTACATTGCAACATCTTCAATCATCACTGACGGTTGGACAAGCGGCGGAACTAGCTTGAAAGCTGGCGATAGCATTACTTTCGCAGGCGTGTATGAAGTTCATCCTGAAACTAAAGTTAGCACTAACGTGTTGAAGAAATTCGTTATTACAACTGACGTATCCGACACAACTGGCGCGATTACAATGACTGTATCACCTGGTGTTATTGCTGGTGGTGCTTATCAGAATTGTTCTAACCGTATTGCTGATAACTCTGCAATCACTGTTTTGGGTACAAGCGCGACTGCTTACGGTCAAAACTTGGCTTTTCACAAAGATGCGTTTACTTTTGTTAGTGCCGACTTGGATATTCCAAAAGGCGTTGACATGGCAGCCCGTGAGCGTTTTGGCAACATCTCTATGCGTTTTGTTCGTTGGTTCGATGGCGATGCAGGCGAATGGAAATCTCGCTTTGATATTCTCCACGGCATGGCGGCTCTTTATCCAGAGTTGGCTTGTCGTTTAGTGCATCAATTGTAATTCCCACAGGCTCAAGGATGAGCCAATAATTCTAATAGGTGTAACATGGTTACTGCTGATTTAATCCGCGCCACGTTGCGCTTAATCGGTGCAATATCTTCTTCTGAGACTCCGAATGCTGATGAATCAAGCGATGCTTTAGAAGCGTTAAACTTGATGTTAGGTTCATGGGGTGCGTCTCGTTTCTTGTCTGCAAGCACTGGAAAAGTTACCCACTCTTGTAACGGCTCAACTAGCTACACAATAGGCGTAAGCGGTGATATTAACACTACGCGCCCAACTGCTATTTACAATGCTTTTTGGTCATCAGGTGGCCTAGATTATCCTTTATCAATTCTTGACTATTCTGATTACGAAAATATCGGCATTAAAACAATTGGCGGCATTCCTGAGTATATCGTTCTAAAACCTGATAACCCATTATCCACCATTTACTTATTCCCAGTTCCTGCGGATGGCACATTAACGCTTGACAACATTCGCCCTGCTACCGAATTGACCTTAGCAGATGACTTGCCCTATCCTCCTGAATGGATTCGCGCATTAAAGTTTAATCTTGCCATTGAGATTGCGCCTGAGTTTGGCTTTGGTGTATCGCCCGAATTAGTAGCAATGGCCAAAGAATCACGCGATATTGTTTTACGCTCAATGGTCACAATACCGTTAGCCAAGTTTGACGCGCTTTTACCGTGTAACATGAAGCAATCAGGCTCTAAAACATTTATTACGGGCGGTGGCTTTTAATGAAGTTTAATTTTCTAGGCGGTCAACACAAGGGCTTTAGCCCCAATCAAAACACGCAAGAAACGGTTAATATGTTTCTTGAGGTTGACCCGTCCGAAGATAATAAACTCACTTTGTATCGTGTTGATGGTAAGACAACATTTTTAACACTACCGACTACGCCAATTTATGCCATGAGCGAGTTTAGGGGTGTTTTATATGTAGTAGCTGGCTCTGTTTTGTATTCTGTTTTAGATGATTCTAGCTATACAACAATCGGCACTGTTGACCTAGATTTTGATACAACCATAGCGGCTAACAATGCTGGGCAAGTCTGTTTTAATAGCGGTGTGACCAACAAGGCGTATGTTTACGACACGGTAGGACTAACACTAACACAAATAACTGACCCTGCTTTTTATGGTTCGCCGCGTGTTGATTATTTAGATGGCTATGGCGTATTTATTAGGCCGAACACACAGCAATTTTACATATCGAATCTTAATGATTTTACATCATTTGACGCATTAGATTTTGCAAGCGATGAAGCCGACCCTGATAATTTGGTAACATTTATTGTTGACCATCGGGAACTTATTTTATTTGGTGAGCGCACAAGTACAGTATGGTTTAACTCAGGCGATGCAACATTCCCACTCGCAAGGCGCGAAGGTGCAGAAATGGAGGTTGGGTGTGCTGCTGCTTTATCAGTTGCAAAACTAGATAACACAGTGTTTTTTCTAGGTCGCACAAGTCATGGTCAAGGGTTAGTACATAAGTTAAACCAATACACACCACAAATTATAAGCAATCGCGGAATAGAGTATTTAATCAATTCGTTTGAGCGTATTGATGATGCGTTTGCCTATACTTATCAAAAAAACGGTCATTCTTTTTATGTGTTGACATTCCCGACAGCTAATAAAACATTAGTCTATGATGCGTCAATTCAAGACAATGATGCGGCTTGGTCGGTGCGCGAGACTTACGGATTAGGACGAGATAGAGCGTCATGCTATGCGTTCTCGTTTGGTAAGCACTTAGTTGGTGATTTTGTTAGTGGTGTGCTTTATCAGTTAGACGATGAAACGCATTTTGATGGTGATTTGCCGATTGAATGGAGTCGTACCACAGCGCACATTGTCAGTGATTACAAGCGCATTAAACATAAAGAGGTTGTCTTAAACTTTCAAACAGGCGTAGGCTTAGAAGATGGTAGCGACCCGTTAGTTTATCTGACTTATAGTGATGACGGTGGGGTGGATTACATAACGCCAAGAGAAGCTAGTTTAGGCGTTATCGGTCAACGTAAAAACCGTGTAATGTGGTCAAGGCTTGGTAATTCACGCGATAGAGTTTATAAAGTTTTTGGCTCTGCTCCTGTTAAAACAGTGCTAATTAGCGGCTTTATTGACGTGGAGGCAGGTAAAACATGAGCAATATACCTTCACCATTAACGCTAGACTTAACAAATACACGAGCCTTTAAAACATGGCTTTATCAATTATGGCTATCTACAGGCGGCACGACAAACTCATCATTAGATGATATTGATATTTATTTGCCGACAAATAATCAAAATAATAGCGAACAATCAGACCAATTTTTATTGGTGCAAATACGCGATGAATTAGCAGAAATCAACAAAAAGCTAGACGAGATGCAGATAAACGAGCGCACAGTTTTAGATGACGTTAATAAAAAACTAGATGAGTTGCGTATAAATGAACGTTCGGCACTAGACGAAGTTAATAAGAAAATTGACGATGTTGTATTGTTGTTGGGAGCTACGCTATGAGTCAGTTATATGAGATACAAAAGCGAATTGATGACCTTGTTTTGCAAGCAAGCACTATAAAAGAAATACCGACACAAGCGGCAATTGCTAACGTCACAAACGCAATTACTAGCACTCCTGATATTGTTTATGGGTTGGCTACTTTAAATGCAATAAATGAGACAATCACGACTGTTAATAGTATAGTAATTCAATTGAATCTTGTTTTGTCGGCACTTAGAAACACTCAAATTATAGGTAAATGATATGGCAACTACTCCTGTTGTTTTAATTGCTTCGGCTCAACTAGCAAACTCTGTCGCAACGCTATACACGGCAACACGCGTTAAAGCGCGTATTGATAAACTAACTTGCACGAATGAAGACACAGTAGCACACACAATTACTTTTCATATTGTTGCGAGTGCTGGTAGCGCTTCTGCAGCAAATAGAATCATACATGCAAAATCTTTAGCGGCTGGCGAGTGTTATACTTGCCCAGAAATGATAGGCCATTGGCTAACAGACGGGCAAACAATACAAGGGTTTGCTGATACAGCTAGTCAAGTTACAGTAAGAGCAAGTGGCATAGAATCAACGTAATGATTAACGCCATGATATTGGCTTATGAATCTTGCAAAGACAGATTCGATGAGCCAATATCATTTGATGATTTTTTGGTATTAACGCAAGACTGGGAAGCCTATCCTGTTTTTGTAGGTGGTGAATGTGCAGGCGCGTTAATGTGTAAAGATAAAGAAATACACGCTTGCATCATCGAGAAATACCACAAAAAATGGTTAAGTAAAAAGATTTGGAAAGCGTATTTGTTACAAGATTAAATAAATATGGCGAGTTATTTACAGGCGTAAAAGCTGACAATGCTATTGGTAAAGCATTTGTTGAGCGTTGCGGTTTTGCAGTATATGATAGTAATGCCAATGTAGTTATATATCGGCTAGGGGGCTAAAATGGGTTTAGAGATTATTGGTGCTGGCTTGAACTACAAAGCATCTAAAAAAGCATCAAAAGCACAACAAGGGGGTGCTGCCCAAGCGTCCGCTGTTGCTAAAGATACCGCCGACAGACAGTTAGAGCTACAGCGCGAAATATGGGAAAAGCAACAAGCCGACCAAAAGCCATATCTTGAGCAAGGCACTTATGGCATTAATACGCTAGGCGCGTTAATGCGCCCCAATGCTGATACATCTGCCATTCTTAAAAATGACCCTTCTTATCAATTCCGTTTAAAACAAGGTCAACAAGCCTTAGACCGCTCAAGTGCTGCGCGTGGCATGGGATATAGTGGCGCACAAGTGAAAGCAGCACAAGATTTTGGACAAGGCATGGCTAGTCAAGAGTTTAATAATTATTACAATCGTTTAGCGGGATTGGCGCAAGGTGGTCAACAGGCAGCTAATACATTGGGTAGTTATGGCAACCAATATGCAACAGGCGCAAGTAATACATTAGGTTCATTGGGTGGCTATCTGCAAAACAATCTAGGCCAAGCGGCAAATGCTAGAGCAAGTGGATATATTGGTGGAGCAAATGCTATCAATGGGGGTATTCAAGGATTAACAGATAATGCGTTTAGATTGGCAGGTTTGTTTAGTCCATTTGGGGGTAAATAATGGCTTACTCTATCAATCCTGAAATACCATTACAGGCTAAACAGTTTGATTTTGGGCGCGGTTTTGAGTTGATGCAACAAGCTCAAATGAATAACGCTAAATTGCAAGAACACAAGCTATCAATGCAAAAACTGCGCGAAGATTACGACTTAGCCAAAGAACAGCGCAAGCAACAGAAAGCAATGCAAATGGGTATTGCGTCCGACTTAGCAGGGATTCAAAGCGGTACGCCTGCACAATATGCGCCTATGACTTACCAACAAACACCACAGCGCGG